CCCGAAGTTGATGGGGGCGTCTGCGTGAAGCCGCCGCCAACATCGAGATACACCGGCTCACCCGGCGTGAAGCTGGTGTCGTCGTCGTTGTTGACCATCTCCACGCCACCGAAAATGAAGGTTCCTCGGTCGCCCTTGATGGTCTTGTTCTCCGCGACGAGCTGTTCTTCGAGGTCTTGAAGGAACATCCCCGAAGGGATGTCCTCCATGTCGATGACCTGCTCTTGGAAGAACACGCCAGCAACGGGAACCTCCCCGCCGCCGTTTGCCTCTGCCTCTGCGTCGGCCTCTACCAGTTGGTAGTTGCCCGAACCGTCGTCTTTGAAGCCGACGAGCGTGGCCTGCGTGTCCATCCCCTCGATTTGAGTGTCAGGAGCGCCGGTGCGGTTGATAGGGCCTTCTGCGCCAGTTCCGAGATTGAAGTCAGTCATGTATTGTTATCTCCGTGGTTACTCCGGCGTGAAGCCCGGCATCCCGTTGAGATGCTTGCGGGCGAACGCCTCATCTTCGTCCTCGTCGGTGTGAGTCGGCGAGCGACGGCCCATGTTGGAGAACTCGCCCTCGCCGTCCTCGTCGGCGGCGTCGGCGGCCTCAGCATCGGCATCCTGCTCCGCGAAGTACACGTGGTACTCGCGCACCTTGTTGAACGACGCGTCCTGAAGGTGGGCCTCAGAGACCGGCGATTCATCGAACGAGTCGAACTCGGTGATTTCGGCGACGAGTTCCGACTTCGCATCGGCGAAGTCCTGAACCTCGCCGAAAACCGCGCTGAAGTCGGCGTCGTCGCCGAGCATTTCCCGCATCGTTTCCCGCATTTCCTCGAACTCGGCGACGTTCGCGTCTTGTGCCTTCTCGAAGTTGCGAACGAGACCAACGAGGTCGTCAAATTCGCGGTCTTCGAGGTCGCCATCGTAGTTGACCTGATTGAAGTCCATTGTGTGTAGTGTGTGTTAGAAGGTTAGCGTCTCAACTTCGCCTGAGAACGCTTTGTCGCTGTCCGTCACCGAGTTCTCTGAGGCATTATCCGCGCACGCCCCGTCATCGAACCCAAGCTTCCGGGTCTCGATTCGCCCGAACTGGGGGTTCCCTGATGGCATTTCATCAAAGGGATTGTGACCCCGGTTCAGGAGGTTCACCGCCCATCGGGTCGGGCACGTACCCGGACCACCATCGGCGGCATCTTCGGGCATCTCGCCCTCGGTTTCGCTAACCATGAAGTCGATGGCGCGGTTGGCGATGTCCAGATTCTTCTGGCTCCAACTCTCCATCGGCTGACCGATGAGCATGAGGGTTTCATCTCGCGCGTCCTCGCCGTGGTCTACAGCGGCGTCAGCGCAGGGGTGGTCGTCCCACCACTCCATCTGCTCGTCGCTCATGTTGACCAGCGAGTTCCACTGCTCGTAGACCTGTTCGAGTTCTTCGGGGTCTGGGTCCATGTCTCCATCCCCATGTCCGTCGAACTCGATGAGGGCCTCCTCTGCCGCTTCAGCGAACGCCGAAGCAACACCGCCGGAGTCATAGCCGCCGGGGAAGTTCACGGTGCTGAACTCGCGTACCTTACCATCAACGAGTTCAGGTTCACCGTTTTCATTCCGCACGGCCTTGTACTGCGTTGCGAAGCCGACCGACCCGTTCTTGATTTGGGGCGGTTCCCACGTGTAGCGGGAAATGGCCTCATCGTGTGTTGGCCCGCCGGTATTCGGCACATTGACCATCAGGGCCAGTTTCTGTGCCTGTTCGGAGAACCAGATTTGCCTCACCGAACCGATGTCGGCGAAGGTGTCCTTCGACCGATGGTCTTTGAGGTGAAGTGGTTCCTGCGAATAATCTTTATCCGCGATTTCACGCAGGAAGCTCTCGGTGATGCGAACCCCGTTACGCCGCTTGGGCGGGCCGGGTTCCATCGCCTCGAACACAACGTCAACAGACCGGATGTTGCCGTCGTCGTCTTTGTTCTGACGGACGCCGAAGTCGTTGAAGCCGGTTCCAACGTTGTCGCGGAACTCCTGAGAGTCGAAATCGAGTGACTTCGCGTCAGGATTAACCGATGAAGCCGCGAACTCCAAATCGGCGTCCAGATTGAGTGATTTGTTCATGTGTTAAATTATGCGTAGCTTATCCATCGACCAGAGGAACACCCCTGTAACGCCGGTCACGAACCCACCAAGAATTGTCTTGTTGCGCCCGACATCTTCTTCCAGTGCGTTGATGTCGTCGCTGTTTTTGTTGATTTCTTGGTCCATCGAGTTCATGCGAGCGTTCATGCTCCGAGTGCGCTCGTCAATCACCTCGATTCGGGTTCGCGTCTGGTGAACATCCTCGTGGATTTCTTCGAGCTTTTCGCGCTCTGTGTCGTCTAACGGCATATCAGGTGGATTCATCCTCCGTCACGGATTGCCGGTTACGGCCATCCTCGTCCCCACCGGGATTCTGACGAGTTGTGACTTCACCACCCGCAGACTCGGCACCACCACCAGTGTCCGTTGGTGAACCACCATCGGGGTTCTGGATATTGTCGCCAGAACCGGCGAGGGCTTGCAGTAGTGCCATCTGTTCTTCGCCCGATACGTTGTCCCAGATGTCCGGTAGCTCCGAGTCGGGGTCGATGCCTGCACGACGCGCCGCGGCTTCGGGAGTCAACATCATGTTGTTCATGAGGTTGATGGCAACGTCGGCGTCCAGTCGCTCCTCAGCCGACGAGTATTCGCCGAACTCGAAGTCGGGAACGATGCCGCCGGAGTCCCCGGATTCGAGCGAATTGAACATCAGCGAGCGGAGAATCTGCTCCTCCACCTCGCTTTTCACGATGGTCTGAAGCCGCCGGATGCGGCGCTTGAATGACGGCATCGCGGCCACGGCTTCACCCTGACCGCCACCGCCGCCCTCCATGTTCATGAGGAGCGCCGGGACGCCAAGGCCGGTGATAATTCGGTCTTGGAAGTGTAGGAAAGTTTCTTCAAGCCGCATCGCACCAGCGGTGGATGAAGTTGAAGTCGTTCCTACGACATCGAAGTCAACGTCGTGGCCCGCCGCGAGCATTGAGTCCGGCTCGATGGTTTCGACCGTATCGAGCCAGTTGTCAATCTGCTTCGGAGTCCATTTGTCTTCCTCGGTGCCGAGTTGCCAGAGAATCGGCGGGTATGCCTTCGTGGCGATGAACCGAGCGTAGTCGATTTCGAGGTCACGCAGAATGTTGGCCGCCTCTGCGATAGCTTCGATGAACGAACGCCCGAAGTCATCGAGTGGCTGTTTCTGGAAATAGAGTTCAGCGATTTCGTGCGGTTCATACGGCTGACCGTTCTGGTCGCCGCTCTCACCATCGGGGTTCTCCAAGTAGTATTGGATGACCCGACCGTACTCGTCGGTCTCGCGCTTCATGCGGCCTGTCGGGAGAAGACGCGGCTCGAACCGCCCGTTCTCCACGACAAGCTCCATGAACGCGTGACCGTCCACGATGGCGTAGTAAATCCAGTTGATAAAGACTTTCCAGAACGGAGACGCCTTCATCAGCATTTCGAGCTTCGCAGAAACCGATTTCTGGTAGTCTTCGGTTGCTGTCTCGCCTAATTGTCCACTGCCGGTGGCGAGCGCGGCAATTTCACCCGTGCCGTTTTCGAGCGCGTCCTCGAAGCTGTTGGGGCTGATGTTGAAGCCGTCTCCGGCAATCCAGTCCACCAGCGTCCACACCGCCTCTTTGACGTGAGGGTCAGCGTAGGCGATTTCACGGTGGGTCTCAATCTCCTGTTCAGGAGCCGCCGGGACTGTCGCGCCCTGCCCACCAGTGTTCTGTTGCGACTTGATGACGCCCTTCGGCGAATCGGTGTAAAAACCGAGTTCCTTGTCCTCCTCACTTGGAGCGACGAAATTTCCGTTTTTCATAGTTAGTATCGCCTCGAAGTGGATTTGCGGCTGTGCCGAGGCTCGTGGCGTGTCTGTGCGCGGCGCGACGTGCCGCCTGCGAGCCGCGTCACCCCGCTTGGGACGTAGACATCATCTCCGTGGTTGCGACGGCCTGACCGGCGCGTGCGAAGCTCTCGTGAGCCTTGCTTCTCGCCCTCCGATTGAGAGGGCTTGTCAATGTCGTCGTACTCCTCGCCAGAGACGTTCGAGCGTTGGTGGGCCGACGTAGAGCGGTTAGCGTCGAAGTTCGGCGGGTAGGCCGCCAGAACCGTCGCCATCGCAAGGTCGTCTTTGCCCTCCTCGGCTTGGTCTTTCCCGCTGAAACGCGGGGTCTGGTCTTGGTACGACTGTTGTTTGACAATCGCGCAGAGTTGGTCGAATAGCTCCTCGTCGGGAACGAGGTGAATGAGGTCCTTGTGGAACGCGTAGTTGAGGTCGCCCCACATCCGCTGAAGTTCCTTCTTGTCGCTGAAGTTGAAGCCCTGCGCTCGATTGCCGAGCCGGTACTGAATCGACTTCTGGAACCCCTTGCCGGGGCCTGTCATGTCGATGAAGACTTTATCGACGCCCATGTTCTCGGCCAGCCGATATACGTAATCGGCCACCGATTCGGGGTTCGCGGTGTCTTCGGGGTACACGTCCAGCGAGCGGAGGTCACTGCGGTCCAGCATCGTGTGGAAGCGGAGGAACCGCCTCTCGCCCACGTGTTCAAAGACCGCGATAGCGGTGTCGTCAGCGCCGTCTGTGCCAATGTCAACGCCCATGCACATCATGCCGCCCTCGCGGGCGTGTGTGGCCGGATGCCAGTAGTGTGGGTCGTTGGTCAGCTTGCCACCGAAGCTCGTACCGATTTCGTAGGCTTCGGGGTTCGCCGCGCCCCGCCTCATCGAGTCTCCTACCTTCTGCTTCGACAGGAAACGATATTCGTCAGAGACGGGTTGGCAAAGGTACTCTTGTGCAAACCCCTGCGGGTCCTGCGCACGCTCGACCTCAACAGCTTCGATGTTCATATCGGGCCGTACAGGCACTGCATCCTGCTCGAACAGCGACTTCATGGGGTCGATGTCCTCCGAGTTCTTGAACGACGACTGTTTGATGGCGATAACGCCGTCTTTGCTCCGCTCAGACCCGCTTCGGTGGGTCTGAAGGAACACGTCGTTCGAGACCTTCGGAGTCGAGACCTGAAGCATCTGAGCGTCGCCGAGGTTGATGAAGGGCATGAAAGCCCGCATCGTCGCCTTCTGGTCGTCCAAGAAGGCTTGTTCGTCCACGAAAACGACTTTCGCGGAGTCGAAACCCCGTGCGCCGTCAGGTTCGCCCGTGAACGCACGAATCCGTGCGCCGTTTGGGAGTTCCAGTTCTCCCTTGTTGTTCGTCGGGAGGTCGGAATCGAGGTCGGTGAAACCGAGCTTCGACTCCTCAAGAAGCGACTTGATGTCCGAGATACGCGCTTCTGACTGGGCTTTGGTACGTGAAACGATGGCGTAGTTCGTGCCGGGGTGTGCGAGGGCGTCTATCGCCAAACACACGCAGAAAATGAACGAAACGCCAATACGGCGACCCTTATAGACGTTGATGAGGCGTGAATCGCCGAAAAAGTACGCGTGCATCAACTTCGGCTGGTATGGGTAGAACAGCCGGAGGTCTTCGACCTCGTGGGTCGTGTTGGAACGCACGCGGAAGATGTCTTCAGCGATTCGCTCTGGGTGGCCGTTCCACCGATTGAGAATCGCTTCGGCATCCTCGGCTTCAGCGCCGTGTTCCGCGAAGCGTTCAGCCAGTTCTTCGAGTTCTTCCATGTAAGTGTATTGAAAAGTTGCGACTGGATGGCTCTGTCATCCGTAGGCATTTCGGGTGGCCGCTCGTCAGTCGCTATCCGATGAGTCAGCCACACCGCCGCCGTTCGCAAGAATTAGCATCCCGTGCATCAAGCCGAGTTGATAGGCCGCGCCGACCGACTCGTCAGTCATCGAAGTTCAGTTCCTCGAACTCCTGCGTGTCGTCGTCTTCGTCCTTCTGTAGCTTGCCCTCGTCTGTGACCACGAACTTGCGCTCGCCGGTCTCGTCTAGTTTGATGTCTGTCATTTGGAAAGGAGGAGAGTCATATTGTCGTATGACCCCTTGTGGTTCTGCCGCGGAACCGCAACCCGGTCGGAGAGAACTTTGAACGTGGGGATGAACTCGTAGTGGATGCCGCCCACATATCCGATGAGTGGCCCGCCAATCGCCTGCACGAGGTCTTCGTACAGG